CTGCGTAATGTACCGCTAGTAATTACAAAGTTATTTATACCATTAGCAATCGTAGTAGTTATTTTTTGTATCTGTCTACTAACAGAGCTTAACTCTACGTCACCAATTCTGGCAGTACCTGCTACAGTACGAATACCATCAGGACTTAAAAATAAAAGATCACCACCTATTTCCTGAATACTATTACCATCTAAACAACCAACATTCTGGGTAATAGGTACAATTGCAATATTACTACTATCACTAATATTAATTAGTTTAAAAATACTGTTTTTACAAAAAATAATTAAATCGCTACGAAAGCTTGCTAACCCTACAATAGCATCTGTTAGCTGTATGCTTCCTGAACCTGTTCCACTAAATGATTCTGGATCAAGCGTAGCACTAAAAAATATTTTGTTCTTAGCAGTAGGAGCACCACCAACAACAAAATGATTCTCATGTATTACACCTACAGTAGGAGCTGTAGTGCTATCTACTGTTATTTCACCAGCAAAGAAAGTTCTATCTGATAATGCACCTGTGCCTGTCATTTTAAAAAAGAAAGGTTTATTAGCACCATCACAAATTAGCATCTCACCATAGTCAGTAGTGCCTTCAAATAAAGCAAAACTACATTGTCCTTGGCTAGATCTAGCATCATTAGAACGTCCACTAAATGTGCTAAAGTTATCACCACTTGCTGAAACACTCGCTTTATTTATTTGTAGCCAACTAGTGCCGTCCTGACTAAAAAAGATACCTGTTCCTGCACAAGCAATTAAACCATCTGCATATACTGCTAGACCAAGAATTCTATTACTAGAATTAGGTCTTACAGAAGAACCTCCACCAAATAAAGTAAAACCATTGATGCGTCTATACCCACCATCAGGATCAACTTCAAAGTTAAGCAACTCTGTTGCTAATCCAGGCTGTCGCATAATTTCAAGCTGATTTAAATTAACATTTAAACCACCTTTACATGCTAGGGCAAAAGGCTGTGACATTAGAGGAACCTTATCCTGTCATCTTTAAAGTAGCCTGGTGCAGCTTCCATTAGATTTAACTTCATTAAACGAAGTCCTCTTCTATAGTCTTCTAATGCAAATGCTGCTGCTTGAGGATTTTCTTTAAACTGATGCACATAGTATCTAGCTCTAGCTAACAATACTGTTTTATAGACTTTAGGAAAAACTAACTGATCACCATGCGCTGATAGCTCTGTAGGTAAGTCATATGCATAAAAGAATACACGATAGACTTTATCTGGAATGGGACTTAATCCAAACTTTCTATTATCAGGACTCTTAATAACTCTATCAGGAACCCCAAAGTTTTGAGTATCAGCATCATCTTGATTCTGAGCAATCCTAAAATAATCTTTCCATTCTTCAGTAGAAGTAAAACGTAAGTTACGAATAGTAAAAGGAGCAGACTCTCCTGATACCCCTACTGTTGTTAATAGAAAATTATCATAGTCTATTGCACCATAGTCAGTGGTAATACTAGAGCTATCACTTTTTAGTAAATACCACCGTGTACCAGCTACAGTTTCTATAAAAGCATTACCATACATAGGATCAGTAGATCCACTTAACCCTGTTGCAAGAAAGGGCCACTGAGGTTCTTCATTCACAATATCAAAGTAAGCTCTGTTAATACTATCTTTGACATGTGCCTGAACACCAATAGCTGACGTAAAGGTAGAGCTAGTTAAAGTAACTTCATTTAACTCTCTAAGTAAATCATTGCATAGATTAAGGTATGTTTCTGACATAGTTATGCTTTATGTTTTTTCTGCACTGGAAAGTCAGCAGTTAAACTAGCACCTTTATGTTTAACAAACTTACCTTCATGCTTCATTATTTTATAGCTACCATTCTTTTGCTTCATCCAATGATAGCCCTTGGGAGCAGCTACTTTCATACAGTTACCTTAATAGTAACTTTATCTCCATATCCTTTAGAAGAAGCCATTACATTAGTTTTTGTAGCACAGGCTCTTTCTAGGTCATGAATAGAATTATATGTATCCATTTTACCTTTTATTTGACCACCCATTGTAGCTTTCATTCTAGGCATACCACCACCCATCATTTGCTGCTTAGACATACCACCGCCCATCATCTTTTTTTTAGACATGCCGCCATACATCATCTTTTTCTTTTTAGGCTTCATCATGCCACCGTACATCATTTTCTTTTTTGACATACCACCTTCCATCATTTTTTTCATACCACCATAATGTTTTGGCATACTTTAATCCTTACCTTTTTTAGTCTTAGAATTAAAAATTCTGTCATAGTTCTCATCAAACTTTTTTTTATTAAATCCTTTTCTATAGCGACTTTCTTTAGAGACAATCGCTTTACGAAACATAACAGGCCGTTCCTCTGAACCTATCTGTGCCATCACCTACTCCATGAAAAGTAAAGAGGGCCACATTGTGACCCCCTAAACTTATTTCTACTAGTCGATACCATAGAAGGCAGAGACTAATGCTTCACTACGAAGGACTTTGGCTCCATATACGTGCAGACCACGTACAATGTCACCGAAGCTATCAGGATCACGCAATACTTCTGTATTGGTGATTGTCTGAGCAGTTGCCGTAGATGAAATATGTCCAGCAAGACACTTACCTGCAGCATTTGAAGTTGCAGCAATGTTATTGCTCTTGTACATATTAAAGCCACGCAACAGACCAGAAGATACTAAACCATTCCTAATAGATCCTTGTCCTGCGTTATAGTCAACAGAAAGCAGCTTGGAAGAACTTGAAGCCAGGACTTCATAAAAGTCAGGACTTGCAAGGAACCAGCGACCTTCTTCAGGTACATTTTGCTCATCAAGCAGACGAGCCATGTGACCAAGGACATCAATAGGATCATGCTCAGAAGAGTCAAATCCAATGTCCAAGTTACCAGTACCATCAAAAGTACCAGCAGCTAGGTCAGTAGCATTGTCAGAACCTAATACATGATTAGGGCTTGATGCAGATACACCTGAGAACATAGTTGCGATTACACCTGAGTCGAATGCATCACGCAGAGCATAGGCAGCAGATGAAGTTGCTACGTCACGAAAGTTTACGTGAGACATATTTGTTTCTATGTCATCTACGATGAACTTAAATGCATTAGCAATATCAATAATCAACGTAACCTCTTGGTCAGTTAATTTAGTTGCTGTTATAGCCTGTCCTCTTTCGTACTGATCGACTGTGATTTCAGGTTCTTTGATTATTCTTACTGTGTCACCAAAAGCAGCGATTTCGCCAGCATAGTCTGTATTGGTAATAGCTTCCGCTACAGATGCTTTACGAAAAAAGTTTAAAACCTGCTTAGAATAAACCTTGGGTAAGAAAAACGAATTTGTTTGGCCTGATACAGAGTTACCAAAGTTAGCATTGGTATCTGTACTAGGCTCAAAAAATTGATCGCTTGTGTTTGCAGCCATTTTATATTTCTCCTAAGAAAAGAATTTTAAATTTTCCTCACCCTTCCTTCAGAGATAGCATCACGAATTTCATTTTCGTACTTATCAAACTGATCAAGGGACATTTTGGAAATTTCAGTTTCAGTCCAAATTTTTTGCTGTTTAGGCTCTACATTAGTTGTTTTGGTAGAAACCATATCAGCAGCAGACTCTGGAGACTGCTTTAGTTTACTTGGACTTCTTTTTGGAGAGCTTTGTCCTATACCAGATTCCATCTTATAAAGATCGATAGCTTTTGATGCTAAAGCAACATTATCAGGATTACGATAAATCCAATCTTGTATTTGTTCAGGTTGTTCTTTAGCCCATTCGTGAAAACTATCATTACCACGAATTTCATCGTAGTCAGGATGGTTTTCTCTCATTGTCTGTTCAGCTTCACGAATTGCAATCTCTCGTTCTCTTTGCTCAATAGCAGAAAGACGAGGTTGCAAACTGTTTACCTGTTCAGAAGCAATGTTATGCGCTACTGATTCAACTGTTTCATACAAATCAGGATTAGACTCCCTAAACTCTTGAAGTTGTTCTTGAGTCTTAGGAGCTTCGTATGCAGGTTGAGCTGCTTGCATTTGAGACTGAAAATCAAGCTCTCTTTGCTTGAACTCATCTATTTTCTGATCATATCTACGCTTTAGATCATCGTATCTTTTTTTATAATTATGATTAGTAGAAGTTTCTTCAGGGGCCGACTTAGTTTGTGGTCGGGTAGCCTTTGTAGGTTCAGGGGCTTCATCTTCATAATATAATTCATCAGCTTGGGGCATACGTTTACCGTCAGCCTTATGCCAAGGTTTTTTCATATTATAAGGATTAGGGATCCTTTCCTCTTCCATCATATCTGTTTCAGACATTACTCTTTCCTTTTCTAAGGGGCTTGTTTTCTTGCAAGGTAGCCAATTCTAAACGTCTAAAGAATTTGGGGCTTGTCTATTACAAGGTAGCCTTATTTTAATTTACACCTAATAAGCTAGGAGCACGATTAGCTCTCAACATGTTTTTCTTTATTTCATCTTGGGCTATTTTTTCATAAGCAAGAGGATCTTCATCCTTTTGTTTATACATCATCATGCCACCTTCTTGTTTAGGCATTCTCATTTCGCCACCATCAAACGCACGTTCAGCATCATCCATCATCATCTGAAGATTATCTGCACCGATTTGATCGGTAGCTTTTTTGGTGAATACAAACTCGCCATCTGACAATCGTGCAGGTATTGAGTCTGATACACCTGTTCCTGGGCCTTCGACTTCTCCAGCACCAGTAAACTCAGAAGCAGTCATTAATACTTTGTCAAAGATTTGACTTAGCATAGGATCTGCCTCTAAAGCATTCATTAAATAACTTTGTTCTTCACTATCCAGAGATTCATTAACAACAAAGTCCATGTACTTATCTTCCATCTCTGCATCAGGTAACTGAGAGGCTTGTGCTGCTGCCATCTCTTCAGGTGGAATATTAGGATAGGTATCTACTGGCATATCATCTGCCATCATACCTTCCATTTCAGGAGGAACCATTAAAGAACCACCTTCTTGTTTACCTTGACGCAACATAGCAAAATCTTGTGCAGTGATTTCACCATCTTTATTTTTATCTAGCTCACTTTGTCTTCCTACTAGTGAACCTTTGGCGTACATCATGCCACCCATAGCCATTTTATTATCAGTCTTAGTTAATCTATCTTGTTCTTCTGATAAAGACTTATAACGCATATATTCTGCTACATCTTCTCTTTGAGAAAGATTTCTCTCATCTGCAGGAATAGTTGCAGCAATTTCAGAACCTTTTATAACAGAGTCCATGTCTAGACTTTTTAAAAGTTGTTCTAATGCCTCTCTACCTTGATTATCTTGTTCAGCCATTACTCACTCCTGTCTCTAGCTTCGTTTACGCTATCCTTCAACTGCTCTAGGCGTACCAGCAAATTCACCTTCCCCT